GTTTGTTTTGTGATATTTCAAAACCTAAAGTAAAACGTTCACTCGATCAGAACGCTTTACATTGGCTTTATATGTCTATTCTTGAAACTGAATCAAATACCGGCTATACAAAAGACGAGTGGCACGAATATTTTATCGAAAAGTTTGCGCCGGTTAAAGAGATGTTTGATTGTTTTATTTTGGTTAGAACCAGCGAAATGGATTCAAAACAGATGACTGAATTTATTGAAAAGTATAGGCATTTTTGCGAAATGGAGGAGGCAATAAGAGTATTTTTGCCCGACCCGAATGACAAGAGAATTTTAGAATACTATGAAAAATTTAACTATAAGATAAAATGATAAAGGCTAATGTTGGGTATATGTGTTGTACGCCTAACCAAAAAACTTTAAAATTAAGTACAACACTTCATTGGCGTATAACATATATACCTTGTTATAAGCCGTTTTAAATTAAATAATTATGGCAAAGAAAATGCAAAATTTACCTGAAGGAATGATACCTGATAGAGATAATGTCGTTTACTACGATACAGAAAAAGGACAGTTTTACATTATTAAATGGGAAGATGGTGGAAATAATGACATCCCTATCAGACATTATATACCGAAGCCTTAAATGGCTTATAATGTAAATAATAAAAACAGTTTTGATATGAAAAGTACAACATTTACAATAGAGATACCGAAGCCTAAAGGATTGCAACCTAAGATAAAACAACCTAAAAAATTGTTTTTATTTAGTGTTATGCTTTCGTTTTTTGGCGTTGGCAAGAAAAAGCAAACTTGTAAAAACTGCAAATTTAATAATGAGCAGTATTGTGTAGTAGGAACATATTATGCAGAAAAAGGACTAAACAGAATTTGCTATGAAGGTGAATTGTGGGAAGGAAATGAAGCATAACGGATGGCGGTATGGTTTAGTAAAGGCTGACCACTACCGCCCAGTCGAAGAACAAAACTTAATTCAGCCTTTATTAACTATACCGCTTGTTATAAGCTGTATTTAAAATTTTTGAGCGATGAAAACACATCAAGTATTAGATTTACATTACCACGAAGACGAAGGACAAGGTTGCTTTGATGGTACACAACAGGAGTGCGTGGAATTTGCAGCAACGCAAACACCACATTTTATGTACAAAGTAGTTCCGATGACAAAGGAGGAAATTGAAACACACCCAGACAATATAGTGGTGCGTGGGCAATTTTAAATATTGCTTATAACAAGGAAATAAACGCAATAAGGATAAAGTATTGAAAAATAATTGTTTAACTTTTAATAATTTGTTAAAAAAATAAACGCAACTATGAACGCAATGAATGAACAAATAGGAGGTAGCCATTATAAAGACTTTAAAATACAACCGGCTCAATACTCATTTGCTAATAATCTTAATTGGTTTCAGGGTGAAGCCATAAAATACATAACAAGATTTAAGGGTAAGGGTGGCCAGAAGGATTTAGAAAAAGCAATTCATGTTATACAAATGTTAATAGAATTAGAATATGCAAAAATAACATAAAAAATAATTTTGTATAATAAATTAAAAAACAGTATATTTGCTATGTATAATTATGTGATTGTGAAGGCAATAATATTTATGAAGGATGGTAAGTCAATAGATAAACTAGTTAAGAAACATTATAAATTGAAGATGCTACAATTTATAAGATACAGGGAAAGGCACTTAAAAAGAATGATTACTAAGGAGGGGGATGGTGGAAATGTTTATTTTGTTTACAAGCAGAAATTAACTAATAAAGAATATCGAAAAGAATTAAAGGAAAATCCTTTAATGTGTGAAAAATAAAAAACCTAAAATGAAAACTAAAAGATTACATACACTGCCATTTATTGAGAAACATAAAACAATGGCAAAAAGGGCTGTTGCAAAACTTTTATTAGAAGAATTTCCAAATGATTTTTCTGATATTGAATCTGCAAGAACATTTATAAGAAAACTAACAGGAAATCAAGGCACTTCTCATACATCAGGTAAAATTAGAATACTTGATACATTTGGAAAGTTGCCGGAAGAAGTTACCGACATTCCTTCAGAACCCTATTATTTACCAAAGAGTGTTAGACGACTTGGATTATTATTCGATGTGCATGGATTGTTTCATGATTCAGATGCGTACATTCTGGCTTTAAAATGGCTTATAAATAATGGTTGTGATTGTATTTTTTTAGGTGGCGATTTTGTTGATTTTTATTCTATTAGCAAGTTTCAATCATTGCCTAATAAGTCTCATTTTCAAAACGAAAGGGCGTGGGCGATAGAAGCATTACAACAACTTCAAGAATTATTTCCACAGGTTTACTACAAAAAAGGAAATCATGAAAATAGGTATGAGCATTATATGTTAAGAAATGCACCTTTAATTTTCAACGAATCAGAGCATAATATTGATACATTATTTGGGTTTAAGGATTCAAGAATTAAGTACATACATGAAAGCCAATTAACAATAGTTGGTAAGTTAGGATTACTTCATGGCCACGAAATAAGAGGAGGAGGGGTTGTGAATATTGCGAGAAATAAAATGCTTAAATTCTTTGACAACCTAGCTTTCGGACATCACCATAAGAGAAACGAGGAGTTAATTAAGAATGGAATGACTGATGAATATTTTGGAGCTTATTCTGTGGGTTGTTTATGTAAGACAAAGGTAGGGTATTATCCATTTAATCAGTGGAATCATGGCTTTGGGTTTGTTGAATTAGACAAAGACGGCTTATTTAGTTTTCACAATAAAATAATAATCAGAGGAAAGGTGTTATGAACTTACAAAAAAGTAACTTACAAACAAGTAACCTACTAGTGAACCTAATAATGTAATTATGAAATTTAAAGATTTTGATATTAAAACATGGCTTAGGGATAAATGGTTAGATGAATATTATAATACCAATTCAGGAGAAGTTGTAGGCAAACATCCTATTGAGGTCAAGAATGGTTCATGGTTTAAATTATATCCTCTGACTAAAGATCAGTACCAGGAATGGCTTAAATCGTTTGAATTAGAAATTAAGAAATTAAGAAAAAAATATTATATCAATGACTTTACGAAGGGATTGATTTTTTTAGACGTTGCACCATTTACACAAACTGAATGATATGGATATAACAAAATGTGCAAATATAGAGTGTCCTTTAAAGGAAAATTGTTATATATTTTTGGCAGAATCAGACGAATTTTGCCAAAGTTTTACAGACTTTACTCCTGTGTATAATGAAGAAACAAAGGAATGGGAGTGCGAATATTTTATAAAATGTAATATACAAAATGTAAGATTATGAAAAGTCGCAAAAATGTGCTAAATTTACGACAAAAATGTAACCTTTTTCCAGCAAAAAACTTTGACAAAAATTAATATAACTAACTGATTATGACTATAATATTTTTATATAAAATAAATGGCAAGGCCTATAGGTCAAGAGTTAAAATAACTCCTACTCATGACAAGGAATGGAATATGTATTTAGCAAAGGGAAAATTGTATAATGCAGTTGAAAGAAAATTTGGAAAGGTGCTTCCTGAAGATATTAAAGTTGATGGTATGGATGAGAATAATTTATTTGTTGATGATGGGTTTGATTTTCTAAAAGATATGTTTGGTATGAAATAGTACCCGATGAGGTATAAGAGATTATTAATTACGAAAAATATACCCGATAAGGTATGAAAATACACAAAGTAAATAACATAGTTCTTGAGTTGATGAATGATATTGTTTTGGAAAAAATGCAGTTCGAGGGTATGATTCGCTTTATACTAAAGAATTTTGATAAGTACAATTTTGAAGCGAGTGAAATAATGATAATAAGGGAAATAGGAATGTTATTTAACAAAGAAAAGGAATTGATTTTAACATTTGAACACGATAATTTTGATGTATTTATTAAGGCATTGAAAGTCGTTTGGGATGAAGAAAAGAAAATAGGGCTCATTCAAAACAGAATGAGCGCAATGTATATAAATATTTTAGAAAAAATTTTATTAAAAATGGCAAATAATTGCACCTGACGTTAAAAAATAAAAGCAGTATGAAAAGTAAAATAACAGAAATAATCAATCAAGTATCAAACCGCACAATATACTCACTAATAACAACATTTGTAAGATAATGGACAAAGAAAAATTAATAAATTTCTATCAGTTAGCTATTAAATCCTTACAGGATGATTTGATAGAAATAGACGTAAACCAATCCGATTACTCAGTTATTGCTAATAATGTTTGTCAGGTAACGAATAGTAATATTACTGACCTTAAAAGTAAAAGTAGGAAGAGAGAGTTTTCAGATGCAAGAATACTTTATGGATTTATTTGTTATATAAATAGGTTAGAGCTTAAATACAGTCAAGAAAAAATATCTATGCTAATAAATAAGGATAGATGTTCATACATTCACTGGAAAAATAAAGGTGAGGAATTGTTAGAAACTAAGGATAAAAGGTTTTGTTTTCTCTTTAATTCTTATGTTGAAAAATTCGGATTAACAATAAAAAAAGATGAAAAAATTTGCACAAATGAAAATTAATTGTTACATTTGCTCTTCCATAGGTTAATAAAGAAATGGTTGCGAAATTCTCTTGAAGGAGTTAAAAAAAGTAGCAACCATTTTTAAAATTATGAAAAAACATACAAAAATATATATGAAATACTTTGGGTACTCAGAGGGAGAATTTATACCCTCCGAGATTTCCGGCTTAAGAGCTTCGGACATTCACCATTTAAGTCCGAGAGGGATGGGTGGAAGTAAAACAAAAGATAACATTGAAAATCTTATTGCAGTTACTAGGATGGAACACAATAAATGCGAATCGAATCCGGCGTACAATGAAGAAGCTAAACAAATACACTTAAAATTACTAAATGACAGAAAAGCAATTACATAAACAGATCTGTACTTATTTGAAATTTCAGTACCCAAATATCTTATTCAATACAGATATGTCGGGGGTTAGAATGACAATGGGTCAAGCAATGCAAGTAAAGAATCTAAGGAGTTGCAATGGGTTTCCGGATATAGTAATTTACGAAAGAAACGAAAGATTTAATGCTTTATTTTTGGAGGTTAAAAAAGAATCTCCATATCTTAAAAATGAATTTAGAACCCTAAAAAAAGACAAGCACCTGGAAGAGCAAGAAAATATACATAAAAAATTAATTTTAGAAGGATATTTCGCTTGTTTTGTTTGGAACTTTGAAATGGCAAAGGATATAATTGATAGATATTATAATAATAAAATAAGATGACATACGAAGTAACTTTAGAAACTGGAGAAAAATACAATGTATATGGCGACAGTCTTAATAAGAATGACAAAGGATTGCCGAGTACCGTAACTGTAAAGAGAAATAAAAAGGAATTGGTAGTGGCATTAATCCCAGCCTCAGCAAAAATAGTAACATTAATAAGTAGAAAATAGAAATTATGGCAGAAAAGATTTACGCAAAAGGAATTTACTTTAATAAAAAAGGTGGCAACGCTCCCGATTTCGTATTAGGTAAAATATCTATAAAAAAAGAAGCATTAATTGAATGGCTAGGAAGTTTAGAAGTAAATGAAAGCGGATATATAAACCTTGATATATTAGAGGGAAAAGAGGGCAAACCATTTATAAGTTTAAACACTTGGAAAAAAGAAGAAAAAAAGTCCGGCCAACCAGTATCAATAAGTAAAGAAGAAGACTTGCCATTTTAATATGCAAGTAGTATCACTTTATTTGTTATCAGTTTTGGTTATTTATGGAATATTCTTTATATTTGTACGATATTTGGATGAAAAAAAATAGTATATGGCTTGTAGCAGTTGTATGAATAAATGGAAGTCGGCAATAAAGAGTTTATCTAAATTGCCTAAAGATGTTATACTTGGGAAGTATGCTTCGACAGATGAAAAGAAAAAGAGGTTTATGATATGCACAACTTGTGCTTATTTCTCCAAGAAAACAAAAAGGTGTAAGCAGTGCGGATGTTTTTTGAGGTTTAAAACTATGTTACAATCACAGAACTGCCCACTAAATAAATGGTAATATATGAGAGCAACTTTAAGTACGACATTACAATTAATGGAAATTTGTTTATATCAAATAAAGAAAAGAATTTAATAAGATTATTTGTGTATGAATTATTTAGTCAAACAATTATACTTGACACAATTATTAACCTAAATTAATTATTATGAAATTATTAACTATTATTTTTTTATTGTTTTTATTGAGTTGTTCAAAAGAAGAACAAACAAAATGCTGGGACTGTGAAATGAAGGAGTATTATATTGATTTAAACCAACAAATTGTTCCAGTCCAAGATGTTCCGGTCATAATGTGTGATGAAACAAAAGAAACTATTGCAAAATATGAACAAGACAATTATTTTCGTGATACTATGTTTTCAGGTGATATTTATATAATTGAAACAAAGTGCAAGTGAATCTAAAGTAGTTTAAAATAGATTAGAATGTCAAACATAACTGGAAAAAAATTCGGAGGGAGAACAAAGGGAACTCCAAATAAAATAACAACTACAAAACGAGAATTAGTTGCAAAGTTCATTGATGACAATTTTGATGATTTTATAATATCCTATAAAGGATTAGAACCTATTCAAAAGTGTAAGGTCTTTCCTGATATGTTAAAGTTTGTATTACCATACTTACAGAGCATAGAAGTTAAAGATACTACCGAAGATAAAACATTAGTAATAGTAAGTGGTAATGCAAGTAAAGGCGATAAGGTTTGAGGGTAACAACTTCACAAGCGTTTATGACAAGATAAGGGACTTTAAAAAAAGGTTTGTTGTAAATTATGGAGGGACAGGGAGTTCAAAATCTTATTCACAGGCACAAAATGAAATTATAAAACTACTTACCGAGAATGTAGGTGATACGATAATATTTAGAAAGACGGGAGCCTCGCATAAGGAAAGTACATGGAAAGAAATTAACGAAAAAATTGATATTTGGAATTTAAGAAGTCAATTCAAGATTGAGACAGTTCAATCCCCAATTAAAGAGATACGATTTTTAGATGTTGGCAGAAAAATATCATTCTTTGGAATAGACGATACCGAAAAGATTAAATCTATAAAAGGTTATCAAAGAGCATGGATAGAAGAAGCAAATGAGTTGTTATTAGCGGATTTTTACGAAATAAATAGGAGGTTGCGAGGGTTTGAGAACATTCAAATAACACTTACTTTAAATCCCATTTCTAAACTGCATTGGATTCCAAAGACTTTCTATGGTGATAATATCTTTAGTCAAAACGCTGACATTATTCAAAGTACTTATAAAGATAATGAGTTCTTAACAGAACAGGATAGATTGTTTATTGAAAGCATGAAAGATATTGATGTAAACCAGTACAATATCTATGGAAAGGGCGAATGGGGAGAGCAGATGACTAACAGACCTTTTGCATTTAATTTTAAAATGAGTAAACACGTAACAGCCGGATTAAAAATTGTAGATACTTTGCCGGTTTGGATTTCTTTCGATTTTAACGTAGATCCAATTACTGCAATAGTTGCTCAATTCGATAATAATCTTATAAGAATAATAAAGGAATATAGGTTAAGTAATTCAGACATACATGAGTTATGCAAAAGAATAAGTGCAGATTTTATGGGTAAGAATTATTACTTAAAAATAACAGGAGACGCTTCGGGTAAGAATAGGAGTGCAATGGTGTCCGGTAATGTTAATTATTATATACTTATAAAACAGATACTTAAATTGAATGATAGCAATTTCTTTGTTCAAAGTTCAAATTCAAGTATAAAAAATAGCAGGGCTTTGACTAACTATATTCTTGGCACTCAGGATATTTTAATAAATGATACTTGTCAGCACTTAATAGATGACTTATTATATGTTGAAATGAATGAGCAAGGCGATATAGATAAGACAAAGGACAAACATAGGACACATTTATTGGATTGTTTTAGGTATTTTATAGATGTTAATTTCCAAAAATATTTAAGTAAATCACAATTTTAAGTTAAATTTTATTATATTTGCACTATGGGATTATTTAGAAAAAATAAAGTTGATAGTATTAAGAAGTTAATACTCACAAAAAATGGTCATCGTTGGTATGAATATACAAGACCTACACAGCTACCAATTCGTAGAGCCTTATCCGCAGAAATAGCAGCTAAACAGGCGAAAATGAATATCACTAGGGAGACGTTGATTGAGAGTATTGATAAAATGGTTGGTTATGCTAATAAGGGAAACATAGTAGACTTATTTACTTTATTAACTGAAATACAAAGGCGTATGACTTTCTGTTGCGAGGAAGCAACAATGGTAGAATTGGCGAGTGTTTATTTTTTATTAGATGATGAAAATCCCGAGTTGGTAGAAGATTTTTACAAAAGGAAGAAGTTAGAGATTTGGAAAAATGATAGTGAATTGAAGTATTTTTTTTTGCAAAGTCTGTTGAAACTCACACAAAACTTTACAACTTCATTAGCGTTCGATATTCGAGAGTATTTAGAGGAGAACATCAAGGAGTTGGAAAAATTGGAGAATCTGTTGCAGAAATGATAAACCAATACATTGATGATTTTAATTTAGTCAATGCAAGGGTAACAGAGGGAAGATTAACAGACATAGAAAAGTTAGAAAATATGAGTGTTGAGGAGTATTATAGTACTATCAACTCTTTTCTAAAAATAGAACAAGACAAACCTAAAACGTAAAATTATGAAATTCTTAATCACAAAAAGCGGAAATCAAACAATCAGTAAACTTAACACTATCGTAGAATTGTCAAGTAAGTTAGGAAATCACAAACTAAGTATTAATGGAGATTTAATTACCATTGTAGGAGATAAATTCAAATACAACGGAACAATATTTAAGTTAGAAAGTGTTATTACTGCTATAAAGAAAATTAGTAGTAATTCACCGGTTAAAGAAGTTATTGAAATAACTCCAGAGCCAAAAGAAGTTATTAAAACTGATGTATATGATACTTATTCAGTAAAGCAACTAAAGGAAGAATTAAAGAGTAAAGGAATTGATTTCAATCCTACTTTAAAAAAGAGTGAGTTGTTATTAATCATACGTTCAGTAATCTAATTGGCAACCGAAACAAACAATGTCATATATAATGTATCCTTTAACACAGAGGGTGCGGAAGCTAATCTTAAAGACTTAACAACCAATTTAACAAATGTCAATAAAGAGGTTAAGAGTACCGGAAGTTCATTTGATAATTTAGGAGCCACAGTTTCTGAAAATACTGCACAAGTAGTTGATTCAACGGAGAAAATTATTACTACACAAAAAGAGTTAAGGAAAGTAGTAAGGGATATGTCTTTACAAATGCAACAAGCATTTTCGAGTGGAAATCAAAAACTTGCGGGAGAATTAGGTATAAAGATTGCAAAAGTAAAAGATAATTTCAAAGATTTACAGGCACAGATAATGGCGAGTAATCCTGAAACATTTTTTAGTAATGCAGCAAAGGCGGCTAATGGATTGGTAGGTGCTTTTGCAGGGTTAAGTGCTGCTGCCAATTTGTTTGGTAGCGAATCGAAACAACTTCAGGAAATAGAAAAGAAGTCTATTCAGTTGATTCAATTAATGATTGCATTAGAGCAAGTTGCAGAGATGACAAGGCGTGAGGGTGCAATTATGGGGCTAAAATATCAAGTTCAGTCTATTGCATTAAGAATAAAAGAGGCATTGACTATTAACGCTGTAAATGCTTCCACAAAAGCAGGGATAGTTTTAACAAGGCTTTGGAATACAATAATAGCCGCCAATCCTATTGGGTTAATAATTGCTGGTGTAGCTTTATTGGCTGGTGCAATTTATTTATTAAGGGATAGAGTAAAGGAATTAAGTTTAGAACAATCAAGACAAAAGATTATTAATGAAGATAATTTAAAGATGCAAAAAAAAGTTGCTGAAAATTATGCAACAGAGCAAACAAACTTATTAGTAATTCAAACTAGATTAAAAGATACTAATTTAAAGCAAAAAGATAGAAATAATTTAATAGATGAAATCAACACAAAGTATGGAACATATCTACCAAATTTATTAACTCATGCCTCATCTGAAAAACAAATAGCAGATGCAATTGATTTAGTTAGAATAGCATTACTAAAGAGAGCAAAAGCACAAGCAGCAGAGGAACAAATAACAGAAATATTCAAAGAGAGAAATTTAGTTGAAATAGAGTATCAAAGACGTTTAAGACAACAAGAAATATTACAAAAAAGAATAAATACATTAAGAAACACTCCTAATATTACAGAAAATCAGAAAAGAGAATTAAGCGCATTTACTGACGCTTTAGGTACAATTAATTATGAAACAAGAGCCTATGCACAGGATTTAGAAACATATGATATTAGAATTAAAAACTTATTAAAAAATATAGAGATTATTCCTGAGAATAAACAAGTAAAAAACGTAACTAATGCAGTAAAAGTATTAAAGACTGAATTAGAAAAGCCAATAGAAGTTAAGCCTAACAATTTAAAAGATTACATAAATCAATTAGTAGATGCGTGGAGTGATTTAGATTTCGTAAAATCTACACTAGGAAAGACAAAAGAAGAAATTGAAAAACTCCAAAACGAATTTGATTTTAATAATATTAAGGCAAAAATATTAGCAGATGAAACATTAACTACGCCTGAAAAAGAACAATTATTAACTAGTTGGCGTAAATATTATGACGAGAAAAACAAACTAATAAAAGGAGATGAAGAAAAAAAGAATTGGAAAGATTATGCAGAGGCAGTTAAAACTATTATAGACGAAATAAATTCAGCATTAGATTCTTATATATCGAAACAGCAAGAAGCTATTGATAAACAAAAAGAAAGAGTAGCACAAGCAAGAGATGATGTTGAAAAGGGTAAGGAAATAAATGCAAGAATAATACAACTTGAACAAGAAAGATTAGATAAACTTGAAGAACAAAAACGAAAGTCTTTAGAAGTTCAAAAGGCATTAGCAATTACTGAAATAGCAGTAAATACAGCAATTGCTGTATCTAAGGCAGCTAGTGAACAAGGAATATATGGAGCTTTGGCGATTATAGCAGCTATTGCAGCAGGTATCGCCGCATCTGTTGGTGTGGCTTCATCAGTTAAAGGATTTAAAAAAGGGGGTTACACTGGAGATAAAGGAGTTGATGAAGTTGCTGGTGTAATACATGGAAAGGAATTCGTTGTCGATGCTGAAATGACAGCGAAGAATAGACCTATATTAGAAATGATGCATAAAACAAGAAAACCTTTAGCTTCAATAATGGAGAATATGGTAATTAATATGCAAGGTGCAACTAATAAAAAAATCATAGACAAACTTGAAAAAGTAGAACTAGCTATTAAGTCTCAAGGATTTGGTGTTAACATAGATTCTAAAGGATTTACAGGCTATATTAATCATCTTAATTATAAAAATGAAAGAATAAGAAACAGATGATATTAAGACTTGATGACATAGAATTTAATCAAAAATATATATCAGGACTTGATAAATTTTCAATATCTGTAATAAAAGCACAATCAGGAATTGTTACAAAATCTTTTACAAATGAGATAGAATTCTTTGGAGATGCTTATAACTATATAAAAACAAAACTGATTGACGATATAAATGGGTGGAGCAAAAAGATAAATGTAAAGATTTACGATACTTGTTGTAAAGATGGGTCAAATTGGCAGTTAGTATATGAGGGTGCAATAATGGGTGATGGAGCCGACTACTGCATAAATGAATGTAAAATAACTGCAAATATTATAGAAGATAGTGCAAAATCAAATGCGTATGATAGATTAAATTCTCATTTAGTTTGGGAGGATCGAGACGGAAAAAAGTTTTATGAGAATTATACCACTATACCAAAGATATATTATTGTAATTGGTCAACTCCTGACTGGATGATAGGATTTTTACTATCGTTCACTTATTGTTTAGATGGGTTTTTACTCTCATTATACGCACTAGTGCCTATAATAGCTTCAACTTCATCAATGGTATTTGTAATATGTAATATAGTAAAGGCATTAACTGGGAAAAATATAGATTGTAAAAAATACAGACCAGATAATGCAATAAAAAGTATTAAAGATGCTATTCAAAATCTTAGAAATTCATTACAACCATGCGGAAGGTATCATCCTAGTCCATTTGTTAGAGATTATTTAGATAACGTATGCAAACTTTCAGGACTTACTTTTAAAAGTACTATTTTTTCACCAGGTAGTGATTATTATAATTCTACTTATTTTTATGCACCAACAGTGAAAGGACAGATTTTTAGTAAAAGTACCAATATTTTAACGGATAATTACCCATTGAAAACAGGGATATCTCTCATTAATGATTTGATGTCTATTTTTAATGCAGACTGGAATATAGTAGGTAATCAATTACAATTTGAAAGAAAAGACCATTTTGTTTATAATGAGATTGTTGCTAATGCAGGAGAATTAAATACGAGTGGAAGACTTATAAATATTTGTTATTCATGGAATAATAATTCAAAGTTTGTTGGAGCCATGTTTAATTATACCGATGATGGATTAGACTGTGTATCAATAGAGGGTAAGAGGAAAAGATATGCAGAGATAGTTAATTGGAATATTAATAATAACCCTGCACAGAAAGGATTTAAAGATATTTCGTTCCCATTTGCTCCGGTTAGATGTCTAGGAGATAAGATTTCGTCAAGTGGATTTGAATTAGCTACACAAAATTTTTTAGTTGCCTTGTTATCTAGGTGGAAAGGTAGTGTATTGCTAGAAAGAGAGATAACATCCGTTCCAAAACTTATTATTTGGAATGAAGGTCTTATAGGGGTTCCGTATTTTTTTGATGTGCCAAACGATATTTTAGATTCATTTCCAACATCAACACTAACAGGAAACTCAAGTGAGAAACATCCTAAGCGTGTATATAATTATGCATATTGGATTAATTCTAGTTTGAATAATATTTCTGGTTATAAAAATATTTATGAATTTCAAAGGATAGACAACCCCGAAGAAAATAATAATATTATTTATAGGTATGATTTTACTATGGAATATGTAATGGATTGCCAAGATAGAAAACTAATAAATGATAATGATATTTTTGGTAAAAAAGTATTATTACTTAAAAATAATTCCCAAACAGATGGTAGAATTGAGGAAATAACATTTAACTTTGGAACTAAAACAATAACGATAAAAGGAAGTACTACATGATAAATTGCTTAGAAATAAAACTTAAAACACACGATAGTTATTTATCCGACCAAGTTATTGATTGTGATGAAGATAATGTCTTATATACCAAAGGAGCAATAGGAGACTATAAGAGTTTAGAATATTCTTTAGAGTATCTTCCTGATGTATCTGATTCAGCTTCTGATATGAGTTTAAGTTGTTCAGGTAGTACGATTGATTTACCTGATAAATTAGATATTTGGTTTAATGCATGGATGTATGGAGTTGCTAGTGATTGGGTTAAATATTTCAGTCCCGGCAATGAAGAAATTTTAGAACCTCCGGCAGAGGGTTGGTATATTCGTTTTGATATAAATGCTATGATAGTCGGCACTCCTTATTTAATGACAGTAAATGGTTGTGGAGTAAATGCTAATTCTCAAAAGAATATAAGTGTTTATTTTACTGCAATGGGGTGTAATCAGTTTAAGATTACTGCTTATTTTTATCTTATTTCAGATATTGATAGTCCTATTTGGAATGATTTACTAGATAATAGAACAAAACTTTTAAAAAGTCATAGGCAATCAAGTCAAGAATTAGACAACACAGCTCAAAGTGTTTACAATGTAGATAAAGAAATAAATTCAATAGTTTATATAAAGGATAATATAGATATTCAAGAACATTATTGGACGCATAAAATACCTGTAACATGGAAATTCTATGACAAAGATAGTTATGATTCCGTTTCGCCAATAACAACAACATTTACATACACAAGAGGTGGTATTGTTGATAATTTCTCAGCATTTGGAAAGACATTGGTAACAGTAGAAATGACATCATTCGATAAGTTGATAAATGCAATGACAGTAGAATTGATTAATGTAAGTAACAATGATAATGAAAAAACATTTATTGATAATTATGATTTTAGTTTCGCGAACATAATAACCGATGGAACTACTGCACAAATAGATAATCATATATGGTCTCCGAGTGTATTAACTCCTGCGGTTGGAAGTACGATAGGAAGTTTTTATATAAATACTGATTTGGATTGTATTTCAACTTATAGATTGATAGCAATAGGTTATTCAAAGGTAAATGGAGGATATGATTACATTCCACAAGATAGTACAATAACTACCGATATTCAAGAGTTATGTTTTATAGATGAAAATGTAGGATGGGGATGCGGTAGTGGAGGAAAAGTAATAAAAACTACAAATGGAGGAGATACTTGGCAACAAATGACAAGTGGAACAACAAACGATTTAACTTCAATATTTTTTATAAATTCTAGCGTTGGTTGGTTTTGTGGTGCTAATATTCTTAAAAAAAGTACGGATGGCGGAGTTACATGGGTATCACAAACAAGTGGATTTCCGGCGTTTAGCTATATTTACTCAATTAGATTTTTAAACACTACAACAGGTTTTGCATGTGGAGATAATGGAAGAATGTCAAAGACAACAGATGGAGGCACTACTTGGGTAAATACTCAAATAGTTATTGCTCCAACATTATACTCAATATTTATTATAGACGCCAATAATATATGGGTTTGTGGAGATGGTGGTGTTATTTTATATTCATCAGATACAGGTGGGTCGTGGGGATCAGAAATAAGCACAGTAATTACAGCGCTACAAGATATTTTCTTTTTAGACGCTAATAACGGATGGGCGTGTGGAGGAGCGGGAAAGGTAATAAAAACAACTAACGGAGGAGCAACGTGGAGTACAGTACATACACATAGTCCCGCTACGTCTTTTTATTCTATAAAAATGCAAAGTACTACAATTGGTTATGTAGCTACCTCTCAAAATATTTTGAAAACAACAGACGGAGGAACCACATGGGGTATCACAAAATCAGGTTATCAATTATTCAGTATTTTTATTGTTGATTCTACTCACATTTGGTTTGGTGGTTATGGAGGCGCTATTTTCAAATACGGATTAACTCCTTCATTAGATGATGTATGGAGTTCAATTTCAGACGAAATAGAAATAGATTGTATTCCTGATTGCAATTGCAAACTAACAGAAGTACATTCATGGGGAGATTATAAAACGGATGATTTTAATAATGATTCCATAATTACAACAACTCATGACAGAGTAAAGGCATTTGGAAGTATTCTTTTATCAGATTTATTAACTTGTGTTAATAGTTGGTGTTCAGTACTTGGAATAACTTCTTACCCAACAGGCTATTTAGATGGAGTGCTTTACAGAGTGAGTAAATTAAAAGTAGTAATAAGGGAAGTATTTGAAGATTACCCGCAAGACGGAAAAGTTACTTATGCTATTTATGATTCTATAAATGCAACAAGAGATAAAATAACAGGGGTTTGGAATATACCTGATTCAAGATTGTCGATAAGTGAAAGTACTTCACTTGAATATGCTTTTGAATTCAGAACTCGATATGAGGATAATATTAATCCATTAGACATACTTGAAGCAAGTTTAACTGATCCTGAAAATACAAATTCAGTTGGATCTTTAATAAGTAATTATGCAACTGCATTGGGAGTAAATAATGATTGGGAGGATAGACACTTACAAGTAGTTTGGTATATAACTTTAGAATTTAATGATGCACCTCAACCATTTGAGTTTACTTATTTTTATAAAGAAAGACTTTATATTCATGAAGACGATAATACGTATTCCTATCCTTATATGGAAAGTATAAAATTATTTGATGAATCAATGAATGAAATAACAAATGGAGTGGTTTGTAATTCTAATAAATTTATTTATGTAAGAATAAAGGCTTTAACTTCGTGTGATGAATCTAGTTGTTCGGTGAGTGGTTCTGACTCATGTTGTACTGATTGCCAAAAGAGAAATGTTATAGCTTTATTGGATAGATATCTTTATTCTATAAATTCTTTAAAAGAAAATGAAAGCTGGACAGGGCAATTACAGCAATTAACAGATTCTGAAATGTACGATGTGGATTCTAAATTCGATACAGATTGTTATGCGTGGTTTAAAATAGATTTAAGCAAAATAGATGAAGGAAGTACTTACCAAATATGTATTATAACTAAATGAGATATTGTGATTTAACAGACTGGTGCAGGGATTCAATCTCTGATAGTTCACAAAGCATAAGTCAGGATGAATGTTTTACCGATACTGGAACTAATTTACTTTGTACTTCATTTTTTAAAATAAATTGTGATGGTGCAGATAAGAGATTTATCACTCCTGAAGAGTGTGATAAACTTTGTAAAAATGACAAAGTATTTTATCAGTTAGTTGATGATGATGAGATTCTTTCTTTACAATTTCATTTCAAAAATGAATTTAATTTAGGCAGTTTACAATCAGCAGTATGGAGTTTAATAGCCGGAACAACTTTAATTGATTTAGATGCTGTTAATTGTTGTGATTTTACAGAAGTTGAAAATGTTTCTTCATTTGTTTATAATAACGAATTTTACACAGCAAAGTATGCGGAAACAATATCGGGCGGAATTAATTATATTGACTTGCAGGGTATTAAGTTAGATGTAGGACAGATTCCTTATAATTGTTTTATGTTAAAGATAACAGTTTACAATCCAACCGGAAATGATGTTTATTATTCTTTGCCTTATAAAAAGATAGATTGTAGAATAAGAGATTATATCACTATTTTAGGTGAATTCAATGATTCTGATTCATTAGGTAATAAATATACGTTTACGGATTATCACAATGATATTCTTGGAACCTTCTTTGCGCCAAGCACTTTATTAAAACTTATAGGAGAGTTTAAGTTAGTAAGCGTTGGAGCAGAACAAGAAATAAATAATAATCTAATCCTTACTTCTAAGCCTGTAAAAAGGTATCGAATGAGACTAGACACAATGAATGAAAATGCAATCATTAACCTTAATAATTACTTAAATTCATCGAAATTAATAATCAATGGAGTGGAAGTAATACTTGATGGCACGATAGAAAAGGGATTTGATGAGGGAGAAAATTGGTATCCTGAAATTTATTTTAAAGAAATAACAGAAAAAATAGATAACACTTGTAAATAATTTAAAGAAAAAATTAAAACATATTAAAAAATTAGTTATATTTGTATTTTTAACCATAGAATAAAAAAAAATAATGCCATTATGTTCAAGTGATTGTGTAATAACCATGCCGGTAGGTTATGGTGGAAATTGCGGTTTAATTCAAAAACCAGCAGGGATAAAACAACTTATTTTTATTGCATGTGATGTAGATGTAGCTTCTTTAGATTTTACATTACAACAAACATGGGATGACCTTTGTACTCAAGGTAAACTTGCAGTAAGCGGAAACCTATTAGCAGAAAAAGCAAAAGGAAGTTTCACAAAGAAAAAGATTTATTCATGTAGTCCTGAAGTTACCATTGGTGGAGAAAAAACATTAGCTTTCCAAGATTATAACGGAAGTGCAAATGATGCTACGGATGAATTTGCATTTTGGAATACGATTCAATCTGATTCTAGTAAGTTTTATATGTTCTATTTAACCTGTGATAATTGGTTATATGGAGCTGTAAGTAATTTTACTATTGAAGTTGATGAAGTTATCCCAAATGATAACAAGGAGTTAAGATATATTGACGGGGCAATAATGTGGAATGATAAAAACATGTTAGAGCCTGTAAAAGTATCTGCAAATGTTAATGTAAAATGTGATAGTTCAAGCATTTCAATAATGCCATAAACATGAATATTGCCGAATTGGTTGAAAGTCCGATAATTGAAGTTTATCGAGATTTAGTAGAGGATATTATTATACATACTCAAGGGGATGAGGATGCTTTAGAATGTTTCTTAAAAAAACGCAGACCCAACGAAACAGAAGATGTCCATGAATATCGATGTGATATTATGGAGCCAATTACTGTTCCTATTTTTAATAATGCCTTTATTAATCTTAGTAAAATATTTAATTCCAGTACCTTTAATTATTCTATTAGTGAGACAACGGATGAATATCTAAAGGAGTTTAAATACGATGGAGTAACCTTTAATCAGTTTATATTTAGTTGTGTATTGGCTGATATGATAGATGATCCAAATAGTTATTTAGCATGGCTACCAAAAGGAGAAGGGCTTATAAATCCAAATGTAAAGGTTGAAGTATATCCTTATATTATTCATTCAGATAAATTACTTTACGAGGGAGAATCTATTATTTTTGATATCTCAAATGATAAGTCAAAAATTTATGAGTTAAACAAAGAAAGTATCATTTTATATACAAAGGATAAAAATGGAAATTACAATCAATCTTTAGTTTATCAGCATAATATAGGAATTATCCCTGCCATTAAATTGGGTGGTATAAAGACATCGATAATTATAGAAGGAGAAAGATATGAATATTTTAAGTCTTTTTTCAATAATGCAATACCGACAGCAAATGAGTGTTTGAGGCAATTTTCAGACTTTCAAGCTATCATGGTACAGCATGGATTTCCTTTTAGAATAGAACAAGCAACGCCTTGTGATAATCCTAAATGTCAAAATGGTAAGTGTAAATCCGATAATGGTAATTGGGAAACTTGTAATACGTGTAAAGGAACAACTTTAAAAATAATTCAACGAAGTCCTTATGGTGCCTTCTTGAAACAAAAAGCACAGATAGGAGAGCAAGATACCGGAACTCCAATTGAGTTTGCAAGTCCCTCAACTGATATTATAAGTTTATCCGCTGAAACGTGGAAAGAACTGCGAGAATTAACAAAACAGGCATTATTTGTTAATACCACAGAAGAAGCACAAAGCGGAATAGCAAAGATAATAGACAAGGATGACCAATACGCATTTATTACTACTATTTCTAATAACATATTTGATAATATAATTTATAATTCTCTTTATATAATTGAAAGGTATTTAGTTATCGAGAGTAATGAACTTCCGATAGTTATAAAACCTATTAATTTTATAATAAAAAGTGAGAATGATTTAATTCAAGAAATTAGCGACTTAAAGGCAAAGGGTGCAAGTGATTTTCTAATAGATAAGATAGTTGATAATTACAACGAAAAAAAGTACAAGAATGACCCCGAGACTTTTGAATCAATTAATTTTTTAAGCTGGTTTGACCCATTGTTTAATAAGACATCAACCGAGATATTAAATATAAAGAGCGGAATGTATCTTCCTGACGAAGTGTTTATTAATCATATTTACGCTCCTAAAGAGTTAAAGAATTTAATAAAAAAATATGGACTTGCATTGTTTGAAAAAGAGTATGAAGAAATTTCAAACTTAATGGAGCTGGATAAATATTACAAAGAGGAAAAAATGGATATCCCTAAAGAACAATTAACGGAAGGATTAGAAGAAACTGATGAATCAGATGTTAATACTTAAGATGAATGAATATTTTAGACCAAGAATTTGACATAGATAAATATCTAAAAGAAGTATTAAAAATTTCTGAACAAGCATATATTAACATCATTCAAAAAACTGCTAACCTACCTTTAGACCAAAGATATAACATAATAGCAAGGGAAGTTTTAAGGACGGAACAAGAGATTAAAAACTATTTCAATAAAGATCCGAAGTATATAGATGCAGTTAAGAAATATCTTACTAATTATGATTTGCTTAATATCGAAAACGAGAAAATCTTTAATAAACAAGACATAAACATTAAAAGTCAATTAAGAAACATGACAGAAGGACAAAGACTTATAATGAATTCTGTCATTGATGGATTAAGTGCAAATGGAATGAGTGGTGCATTTATTAAACCTCTTACAAATATATTAAGTTCAAATGCAATAGTAGGTACAGGATTTAAAGATGTTAAGAAATATTTAAGTGAAAGAATAAACAGCAACGAAGGTAGAAGATACATAAATCAAGTAACTACTGATTCTTTACGGAAATATGATGGAACTATTAAGACGATAGTTGCTCAAGAATGGAAATTAAACTGTATTAAATACATAGGAAGTGTTATAAAAGATTCGAGACCACAATGTAAAAGGTGGCATAATATGGGTACCATTAAAAAAGAAGATTTGGCAAAAGAAATTAGGTGGGCTGAAAAGTATGGGAGCGGAATGATTGAAGGAACTACGCCGGATAATTTCTTGATTAATGTAGGTGGGTATAATTGCAGACATACTGCAATACCTTTTAGATGTAAATAGAGGTGGGCGATGTTGCTCTCCTATAAATGTGTATATATGAAAACAAATGAATTATTAAAACAGTTAGGATTTACTGAATCCGAAATCCAATCCCTTGAAAAAGAAGAAACAAACGTATCAGAGTTGGCTCAAAGTTTTAAAGAGAAACAAAAAGAGGTAACTCAAAACGACCCGGACATTATCAAAAATTTGCAAAAACAAGCAGACGGCAAAGCTAGAGGGTCGATTACGAGTGCCATTAAAAATGAATTTGGATTAAAAGATGAGGATTTAAAAGAATGGAACGCTGAAGAATCAGGAGCGTATAAGAATCTTTTAAAAATTGCTCATGGGAAACTAAACTCAAAATCAAGTGAACCGATTGCAAACTTGCAACAAGAACTTCAAGAAGCTAATAAACAACTTCAAAAGTTTGAACAAGAAGTAATTCCAAGTTTAAAGGAACAAGCTCAAAAAGATATTAAAAGGTATCGTGCTGAGTTAAAGATTACTAACAAAATATCAGAAGAACAGAACTTGTTAATACCTTCTTCTATTGTTGACAAGAACATAAAGAATGAAATCTTTAACCAGTTTGATGTAGATTTAAACGATAATGGAGAAATTTTAATTAAAACAAAAGACGGATTAGTACCACAGAACAAGGAAAAAACTAAAAACTTAACCTTTGATGACATTTTAACCGACTTTATAACTCCCTATAAAAGACAGAGCAATGCTGGTAATGAGCCAAAGAATACAATTCCTGAAAAAGAAACTCCTAATAAATACAACTTGCCAGGATTGGAAAAAGCAAATCAAAATTTAAAATATTTAAAAGAAAAAAGTAAGTAATTGTAAAAGTGATTAAAAATTTTATTATATTTGTAGTCTGGTTGGCAAACTTATGCACGAGTGGCGACTTCACGCAAAATAATATTAATCAAATAATAAATTAAATATGCCTATTCCGAATTTTGAATCGTGTTTATGTTCTAATATCCAACAAGCATTAAATGACATTGCTGGAAAGAACGCACCCTCTATGCTACGAGATAAAACTGGCTTAATTTCTTTCTTGAAAAGTCCTGAAAATACAAATGGTTTTTCGGCTATCGAGTTAAACGACCCTAATGGAAAGTTTAAACAAGTATCAATTCAATGGGTTCCACGTAAAGGGGATTCCGCTGTAAGTGATGCAAGTTGTACTCAAAGTTGTACTGCTGTTGGTGGTAACGAAACATACAAAAATTGTGATACAGTTGCCATTGACCAATGTTTCGAATCAGAAGAATTTACTATTCCTGAAAACTACATGCGAGTTATTTGCAATCCTATTGGAGAAACAAATCAGCAATGGATTGCTACTGTAATTGGTAGCTATTTGAACGCAATGAATGTGAAGTATGAAAAAATGGTTGCTGCTTTATTGAAACCTCAAATTGGAGTATTTCCTGATGGCGACATTGTAAAAAATGTTCAGTTATGGAATAAATTAAACCCAACTTACGGAAGCATGGCAGGTAGTAGAGTATTTCCTTTATACAGAATACTTGATTTACTTGACCAAACAGGGTACACAGGTACTCCTGGGGTAATTGGTGGTTTTACTGATCTTAATATGTATTTCAGAGACCTTAACATTTCACAAGCAAATATGTTAGGTAATAATCCTTCTGCGGTTGCCAATGAAGTGAATTATTATTATTCTAAATTTTTGACTTCTGAATTAGGTACAGATGAATTTTTGGTAGCAGTACCTGGTGTTGCTCAACTTATTGAAAAAGATTTCTACGTAGGCGAATATGCTAAAAAAGGTGCTACTTTTGAACATGGTTTTATAACTGACCCAATTAGTGGCATTACTTACGGAATGAAATGGACTTATCAAGATTGGTGCGACAAGTACATCATGAAACTTTTCAAATTATTCACAGTATGGACTTTGCCTACTGATTCTTATGAAAGTTCTGATGCTAACTACGGAGTCAATGGTTTGTTTAATTACAAAGTATGTGATGAAATAGTTGATTGTTCAGGATTAGAACCTGATAGCTCTGTTTTGAGATAATAATTTAGGGAGGTTTAACCGCCTCCCTTTTTTTTACTACTATGTGCTTTACTGATTATATTGGAATTTTAGATACAGATGCCTCAACTACTGGACTATATGTTCGTCAGTTGGGTATTCCTGTTTCATTACCTCCCGCAATTAATACTAATTATTTGTCAGGTATTTCGATGTTAAGAGATATTCTTGCAAAGGAAATAGACTTTGTAAAGAATGATTTTAAAAGATATGCTAAACCTTATTGGTTAGTAAATTCTGTAATTGACGGAAATAGAAGTGGGAAGTTTGAAGAAACTTTTTCAGGCACATCCGGAAAGATGACTATTGAGAATAATATTTGTGATTGCTCTATACTTTCTTCTTTGTTTGTTAGTAGAATAATTTTTAAAAGTCATACAACTGTAAATGATGTTCCTGTTGTTGTAACAGACGGAGCAGATGTATATAATTATCTTATTGATGTAGTGGCTGATACAGAATACTCTTTAGATATAAACAAAGAATTTAAAACAGATAATGTTACTATTGAATGGTCAGGAGTGGTTCCTTATGATACTGAAAGGAATTGTTGTGGAAACTATATTACTATAGTCGAAAATAATACTCATGGAATAATAGCTGACATAGTAATTAAGTGTTCAGACGATAAACTTTGTTGTATGTTTAATCAAGAATTAAAGTATGCTATTTATTATAAGTATGCAGAAACATTAATGAATCATGCACGTATAACAGATAGGATTAATTTTTTCACTTTAACAACAAACGAATATAAAGAGCTTGAACTTTTTTACAATTCAAGATACAAGGAAGAAATGCAAAAGGTTGTAGATTCTATTCCTGCACTTCTTTGTAATATAGATAAATTTTGCGTTCAATGTAATTCAACAAGATACGTAGAACATTTCTAATGACATTTGAAGAAGTCATAATTAAACAGAAAAAATTAGCAGAGAAAATAAGTGAAATTGATTTCTCTGAATTCTCTTGCCAACAAGCCCATGCGTATTTAACAGGAAGATTATGGTCGCAAGGTGCGGCTAAAGATGTCAATGATACATTACTTCCTATTTATTCAGAAGGCTACAAGCAACTATATAGAAAAACAACAGATACATGGGATTTACATGTAACAGGAGATTTAATAAGAAGTATATCACTTGTTAATACGCCAAGTAAAAATAGTTGTGCTTTAGTAATTAAGCCAATTCAGAATGGAAAATATAACACTCAAGAATATTCAAAGACACTTGAAGAAAGAAGCGGACAAACTATATTTCAACTTTCTAAAAAAGAACATGAGCAAGTGGTTAGTGATACTATCCAAGAAATAGGAAGACAATTAAAAGAAATAATAAAAACAGTATGATTTGGGAATTCATCCCTTATGGACAGGAGGAAACTGAAAAAAACTATGGAGCAATATGTAATAAGTATTGCGAAATGGTTCCTGATAATGATTGGATTATCATAAGAGATTATGATACAATGTGGATGACTTGGGATTATCTTCCAAAGATTCAAAAATATATAACCAAATATCCTAACACAGGACTTTTTACGACCTACACAAATAGAGTAGGTAATTTAGCACAATGCTTTAAAGGAATAATTTCTGAAGACAGAGATATAAAAAATCACGTAAAAATAGCCAAAAAGTTAAGTGATATTGAGTCAGCAAAAGAAATAAAGACTTCTATTTCAGGAATGGTAATGATATTTAAAAAAAGTACATGGAAAGAAGTTGGAGGTTTTAAGGATGGAATTCTAACTGTTGATAATAATTTTTCTAAAAAGATTTTGAAGTCCGGAAAGAAAATACTACTTTTACAATCACTATATCTTTTTCATTATTATAGACTTATTGAAGGTATAGGATTTAAAGAACATTTACTATGAGAAAAATTTGTGTAATTAGTACTGATCCTTCATTTTTTAACGGACACACCCTTGTTAATGCATTGCGAAAAAAGGTAGAAGTGATTGCAGTCTTTAAAAAGAAAGATGTAAAAGGAATGTGGAAAGATGTTAAATGTTTATATGGTTACGATAAGATTCCTAAAGTAGATGAGTACCTTGTAATAAGTGGAGGTTGTTTCATGGAGGTAAATCATTTATTGAGCGGAAAGGTATCTGTAATTTTAAGTGATACGCCATATAGATTTCATCATGAACAAATAGACAAAGATATAACAAGGCTAAAGGCGAGAGTATTTTGTATGCCTGATATGTTTTATTGTTGTGGAGTAAAAAGAGAGGGTTTGCTTCATCCTTTTGATTTAGATAATATTCCGATAGTTAAACATAAAAACATTACTCTTTGTCATTCGCCTTTCTCGGACAAGAAAGAAATAACAAAAGGAACTCAAGATATTATAGAAGTTTTTGAAAAGATAAAATCTAAATACGGATTTGAGTATAAGATTTTAAAAGGCTTAAGTTGGAAGGAATGTTTAAAAGAGAAAGCGAAATGTCATATATTTGTAGACCAGTATTTAAGCAACAAATCAACGATAGCAAATTACAGAGGAGGTTTGGCTAAGTCAGGACTTGAGGCGATGTTATTTAAGTCATTGACATTTACAAGTGGATTTGCTTTTAATTGTGAACTCCCACCACCTCCGGTGGTGTGGTGTAATACTAATCTTTTTGAAATTATTCAGAATTATATATTAAATAAGCAAGTAATGAATGAGGTAATTGAAAGTCAGTATAAATGGGCAAAAACATATACTTCTTTGGAATATGTATCTAATAGAATTTTAAATGAGAAAAATTAACTTTATTGATTGCGGAGCTTTTGATGGTTGTTCAATAAGTCAAGCAAGGAAACTTTGGAAAGATTGTACTATTTATTCTTTTGAGCCATTACCGGAAAATATAGAAAAGATAAAATATTGCGGTGTTAATCTAATTAAAAAAGCTGTATGGATTGAAGATGGAACTGCTGATTTTCATATAGGACTTCCGCAGAGTGGTACTCTTATCAAAGGGAAAACAACAGGAAAACTAAACGATTGTATAGAAGTAGAAACTATTAACTTTTCTAAATGGTTAAAAGATAATGTCAATAAAGACGACTACAATATCGTTAAAATGAATATCGAGGGAGCCGAGTATGAAGTAATAAATCATTTGTATAAAAATAATATGTTAAGTTGGATAAGCAAGTGGTTTGTTCAATGGCACGTAGGTAAGATTCCTATTGAGTTAGAAGAACATAAAAGAATAAGTAAATTAATAAAATTTGAATCATGGAAAGTAATGTCAAAAGATACGAAATCATACTTTACTTAATCAATAAGTACGATTATAAATCTTATCTTGAAATAGGAGTACAAAAGGGTGTTACATTCGAAAGGATTCCGATTAAAAAAGTAGGTGTAGATCCGATGCCACAATACGAAAGTCCTAATATAGTTCGCAGGACTTCGGATACTTTTTTTAAAGAAAATAAAGAAAAATTTGATATAATTTTCATTGATGGACTTCACTTGTCAGAGCAAGTATTAAAAGACATTACGAATTCACTCGAAGTTCTTAACGAAAAAGGAATTATATTAGTTCATGATTGCAATCCTTTAGTTAAGGAAGAGGCTAATAGATTACGAACAACAAAAAGATGGAATGGTGATGTTTGGAAAGGATTTATAAGAGCAAGGTGTTTGGGTTATAAGTCTGGTTGTATAAATGAAGATGAGGGCATTGGGTGGATAACTTTACAAAAAGAGCAAATAGAAATACCGTCTATTAGTTGGGATGAATTTGTTTTAAATAGAAAAAAATATCTTAATTTAATGTCTTACAATGAATTCAAAAGTAGTATATTCAGTTAATATAGGAGGGTATGATAATCTTATTGAGCCCATCAAGGAAAAGGGAATTAAGTATATCTATATAACTGATAGAATTTATAAGAGTGATGTTTGGCAGTTTATGAATCCTATTGTTACTTTTGATGACCCGGCTGTTACGAATAGATTTCATAAGATACTTTATTTTAATATGTTTGATTGTGATACTCTCTATATAGATTCTAATGTAGAACTTCTTTGTAAACCTAGTGTAATATTTGAGTATTTAAAAGGAAATGATATGGCGTGTTTTGACCATTCAAAAGCAAGTGATTCAAGAGACAACATACTAGATGAAATAAAAGCTTGTATAAGAATTGGAAAAGATTCAAAAGAAAAATTAGAAAGTCTTTATGAATTTATGCAAAAAAATCATACTAAAAAAGGTCTTATATGCGGTAACATAATTGCAAGAAGCGATTCTTATGTAATGAGGGAACTCATGAAGGATTGGTGGGATATGTGTAGGAATTGGACATTTAGAGACCAATGTACTTTCAATTATTTGGCAGACTATTATAAAATCAAGATTAACTATATTCAGAAAAATTTAAGAAATAATGATTTAGTAAAAGTATGGAAGCACAAGACTTAATGATTCCAATAGGAAAGAGCAATGGGGATTATTCTGAGTTAAAAATTACTTTACGAAGTATAGAAAGACATTTTAAAAATTTAGGGAATATATATATTGTAGGTGCAAGACCGCGATGGATAAAAGGAGTTATTTATATTGAATGTGATGACCCATATACGAATAACAAAGATGCTAATATAATACGTAAAGTTTTAAAGGTTTGTGATTATCCTATAAGTCAAGAATTTATCCGTCAAAGTGATGATCAGATTTGGATTAAAGACATAGAAAAAGTAACCATTGGACACAATGGAAAAATAATTGCAAAGGCTTCTGAAAATCGTAAATGGGTAGATAGGCTTTGGCGTACAAGTGAGGAAATGAAAAAACTAAAACTTTGCTATTATAATTATGATATTCACGCACCACTCCCAGTAGACAAGGACAAGTTTAAAGAAACTTTTAAAAAGTTTGACCTTAAAAAAGGATATACTATTAATTCACTTTATTTTAATTACAACTTAAAGGAACATAAAGAGATAGATAAAAATATAGTACTATCAATGCGACATTATAAAAAAATACATGAGGACAAACTAAAAGAAACAATGAAAGGATATTCTTTTCTTGAACACAATCCAAATGGATGGAAAGCTATCGAGCCAATTTTATATAAATTATTTCCTGTTAAAAGTAAATTTGAAAGATAATTTTATTATATTTGTATTTTAAACCATAGAATTTGTCTGTAATTGTTAATCAATATTGCCTCATTCATTGCAAGTAGGATTCAAACGCTTGATACTTTTGGGATTAATGATGTTTTTTATTTAGCAAAAAAAGACGAAAATAAGGGTATAATTTATCGAAATGGATTTGAATATACATACGCCGGTATAGATGACAGAAATGGAAACTATGTATATATCAGATTTATAGATGACGAAATAATTAATTACTCGGAAGAAAAAGCATTAACAAGTTGCTCCGATTATTACAGATGTACTGTTCCTTTGAGATTTGTTCTTATTTTAGAAGATTATCCTGTTGGACAAATGGAGCAATACGAAGTAGAGCAAACCTTTGTTAAAATTTTAAAAAATATTCATTTTGAATTCTATACAGGAGACGAATATAATATAAAACTTAACCTTAAAAAATCTATTTTAAATCCTGTTACTATCCTAGAAGAAGAAACTAAAAACAAATCTTTCAAACAAAATTATATATTTATTGCTCATGAAGCTGAACTTTCCTATTCAATTAACTTTAAAGAATGTGATATGATACCTCCCGTCTTTTGTCAATGTACTTGCTCTGATACATCAGATGTATTAAGAGTAAAAACTAATCTAACTCTTGATGCTTGGAATGTAATTACTCATGGACTGGGTGCCGGGAAAAAAGTGTATAGTTGTCATGCTATCCTTACAGATGGGAGCCATAAAGATTTTGAGGATTTTAAAATTGTTAATGATACTTCTTTTACTGTATTTTTAAGCGGTGTAGGAACTTTAACAGATGTATTTTTATATATTGATTATTATAATATTTAACTATGAACACAATTAAAAATTTAGGCGAATATAAGTATTCCGAGATAGTAGATACAGGAATTGATGCCCCTTATTCAGGAAATTATACGATAACTTTTGAACTGTTAGGACATCAGCATAGTATTGTGGTGGCATTAATAGCCGGTGATGATGTTACTTTTACAAATGGACTTAACGAAGTAGCAGAAATAGTTTTTAAAGTAGAGATACCAACAGGAAATCAAGTTAATGGTATTTATTATCTAACAACCGATAGGGGAGAAATTCTTTTCAAATATAAAAACGTATTAACATTCTAACAATGAAAAATTTACTATTTTTATTATTGCTTTCATCATTTGCGTATTCGCAAACGAAGGTAATTCCAAACTATAACACTCCTTATTTTCAGGGTGAAATAATGGTAAAGGATACAGCAGGGTTTCAGGGTATAATTAAATTATATAACGTGGGCCATGTTGTAAGTGATACAATATTGGTTAAAGTTAATAATACATTAAAATATGTATTAGTAAGTGAAATTGCTCCAAATGTTGATTCAGTTGATTGGGCTGACTCAAGTGGTCATTCTATTTATTCTGATACTGCTTATTATTCTATGGGTGGAATTGTAGATTCAGTAAGCTGGGCAGATAGTTCAGGATTTAGTTTTATTTCTGATTCAAG